TTTATGAATAACATGAAATCCATATCCCATGCCTGATTGTAAAAATTCTTCTAAATACTTTTTATTTACTTTACTAAATGTATTACTACTATATCCTTTTGCTAATTTACCATTAAATATTTGACAAAATGTTTTATTGTCAATACCAAACATCTTCAATAGTTTTAGACCATCTGGATTCTTAACCATACCACTCTGTATTTCATCTTTAGTTAATATCTTTTTAATACCAATATTAAAGAAAGTCGTAGTGCCACCTAGTTTTAAACTTAAATAAGATACGACTTCATTTTTTGCATAACGATTTACATTTTTACTTTTATGTATAGTTAAATCTGTTACTGTTGGACCAATATCTAAACTACCTGTTGGTGATGTTATGAAAGGTCCTGGTTTAAATGCTAAAGGTCTCTTTGTGTTTAGAGCACCTTCTTCTTTTACATTTAATGTTTTCAATCTTTTAAAATTATAGGTCTTTGCTAAATCTTCTATAGCCTCTAACATAGATGAATCTTCTACTTTATCACCGCCCCAATAATTGTTTATTGCTCTTGCAAAATTATTTTCAAAAAGATTACCTCTATTTGCTACACCTCTATTACCAGCAGAGCCAGCACCAAACTTAATTTTGATTTTACTTAACTTAGCTTCTTTTATGATTGTTTTTAAATCAGCAGTACCTTGTAAATCTCTTGTTACATTTACTATGCTTAATTTACCAGGATCAATATTGATAGGTGCTTTTACTGTTTTATATTTGCTTTTAAGATAACTAAAAAGCTCAACTATGTCGCCACCTTTTACATGGTCTGATTTAGCAACTTTTAATATGTCAGCTGTTTTTTCTGGGAATACAGTATATGCCATACTGCTATTTATATACTAGCAGTACCGATTTGTCAAGCTTTATTTTTCAGATTCAGTAAGTTTTCTACATTTAAATACTAGTGAAACTCTAAACTTATCACCTTCTACTGCTCTTGCGACATGAGGTATTCTAGCGTCAAAGACTACAACTCTACCTGCTTTCGGCCAGTATGATTTAACAATATTCATTTCAGGACTTCCTGAGAAACCATATGGTGTATTTACTGCCATCGCTCTCATTTCGTCTGTAAGATTAGGCGTCCAAAACTCTATTGAACCACCATCATCTGGTGTCCAATCTGGTGTAAGATAAACTATAATTGTATATTGGTCTCCTGTCCAACCATCAACATGAATACCACCTGATTGTCCTGCATGATGTCCATTTAGATAATGTCTAATAAGTTTAACATTTTCTGGGTTTATTTTATCCCATATAGATTTAACCCAATCTTGTTCGATTTCATAATTTGTATCTTCGGTATCACTACCACCTAAATGAATATGTTTGTAGCCTGGTGTTTTTGCTTCTTGTTTCATTTCTGGTGTAGAGTACCAACCGTCTTGCCAATTCAATGCCATCGCTGTATCATATGCTTTTCTTATTTCATCATCTGATATTGTGCCATCTGAAGCCTGTATTACTTTATGATAATCACCACCTGCTAATGCTAAGGCAGGAAATTCCCATACCTTGTCCGTACCTGGTTGTGTTATCTCCATCATAGTGCCTTCAGGTAAATCTTTTGCTTCAACTTTAGGAGCTTCTTTTGTTGCTTGATTAGATACACCTGTTCCTTCTAATGTAGAATCGTTTTTTTCATTCACGACTTCTTTCATATCAATTACTTTCGTCATTTTTCTCCTCTTCTTCCTCATAGAGTATCATAGTTATTAAACTATATATCGCCATATCCATTAAGGTATCTTTTATGTTTTCGCCTTTAAATTTAAACTCACCTTTCTTGATGAAATTACTTATTCTGGCATATTTGTCGCCCATACGAACAACAGAACCTTGCCAAGCTGGTATGCCTGAAAGTTTTGATAATCGAAAGTTAGCAAATATATCTTCATTGGCACCATAATCATGGCGTTTTTGGTCGTGTAGATTTTTAATGACATCTAAAATCTCATAAAATCTTTTACTTTGTTTGTTCATATCTTCCATTATATTTTTCCTAATGTTAAGTGTTTAACTACTCCGCCTTGGTTTTCCCATTGTTTGTGTTTGTTTTGTAGGTCACAAACCTGCCTTACTTCATCTTCAAATTCTGATTCGGAAATAATACTACCTGTTGGTCTTTCAATACACAACCAACGGACTTTATCTTTTCTTTTAACGAGCTTTACTTCATAAGATATCTTATGTTTAGGATGTTTTGCTCTATATTTTTTTGTGACCTTTTTCTTCATACTTACTCTGGTGCTACAGCGTCTGAACTAATATTTGCCATTTGTTCAAGTCTAGTTTCAGGTTCTTTTGCTTCAGGTTTAGGTGCTTCTATCTCAGCAGCTGCAGGAACATTTTCGTTAATAAACTTTGCATGATGAGCAACTATTATTTTGCAGTTTTGAATATCAGCATTTAGATTACTGATTTGATTTTGGTACTTATTTACCTGTATGATAGAATTTTTTAATTCTGGTTTGAATTTAGTTTCATCATACCATTTGTCGTTTAGTTTTATAGCCATTATTTTCTCCTTTTGGTTATACTTTAAAATCCGAGAATTGTCCCAGCCTTTTAAATTTATCATTAGATGATACTGAATCTTGTCCACTATCAACTAAATCGGTTTGAGCGGTTTGTTCTACATCATACAACCGCATTTTAGACCTATCAACACCAACAATAAACTTTCTATTAACTGTTGGGTCATTGTATCTATTTTTTAATTGTTTAATCATTATCTGATTTTTTTCTTCTAGTTCCTCACTACTAATTAAAGCAAACATAAAGTCTGCTGTTGCAGGAAGACCAAAACTTTCTGAGGTATCTTCTAGACCTACATCACTACTTACAAAACCACCTCTTGTAGTTTGAGTAGCAGAGAAGATAGGAATATCATTCTCAACTGCAAGACCTCTTAATTCTTCAGCGATTGCTTTAATCATTGTATAACTATTCACATTTGCACCAGACTTAAATCTAGATGAGGTACAAATATTTAAATAATCTACAAATACAATATCTGCTTTAAAAGATTTCTTTAATGCCAATTCACTAATCAAGTTTTTAAAATGACCAACATGAGCAGTAGCAGTTGGATATTCTTTAATAATTAATTTACCTGTTGTCTTACTTTGTAATTTATTAATCTTTGTTTCATACATTGAATATGGTAATTCTTCCAAATCACTCATACCAACATTTAATAAATTAGCGTCTATTCTTTCAGCAATTCTTTCTTCAGCCATTTCTAAAGTAATATACAAAACATTTTTGCCTTGTAATAATACAGACGAAGCAAGGTGTGTCATAAACATTGTTTTACCAACACCAGTTCCTGCAAGACAAATATTTAAAGTCTTACTTGGTATACCACCTCTTGTAATCTTATTAAAAAATTCTAAATCTAATTCTAATCTTTCTTCTTTCTTTTTATAAAAATCATATCGTTCTTTTGATTCTGCTAAATAATCATGACCAACTTTTTGGTCAAAAGATACACCCAAAGCATTTGATAATAATTCTGGTAAATATTCTGGTGTATGGTTCTTATCTTTACCATCAAGTATTTGTATGCCTGATAAAATAGCATTGTGTATAGAACGGTCTTTACAAAACTTTTCTGTTGTTTCAACTAACCAATCTATATTTACTGGCTCTGGATTTAATGTGGATAATATATCTGTTATCTTTTTGTATTCATCTTCATTAATATTTTTGTTAGTATTAATTTCAATTGATAAAGATTCCTTTGTTGGAAGATTATTGTACTTATTAACAAACTTATAAATTTCTGTAAATAATAACTTCTCTAATCTATCAGAAAAATAATCATCTTTAATAAAAGGTAAAACCTTTCTACAATATTGTTCGTTATGAATTAAATTACGAAGCGCTGTTCTTTCAATTCTCTCCATCAAGTTCCTTTTTCTTTATTTGTTCATCTAATAATACAACTAAAATATCACCGATATGATTTATAAACTCTTGACTATCTGTATCTGCACCTATATTATTTTCAATAACTGTATAATCAAACACCATAGGTAAAGCACCATCTGGTGTCTTTTCTGACTCTGGTCTAAATCCTACATTACCATATTTAAGAACTATACTTGCATATGGTCCACTAATCAATTTAATCGCTGTAAAGTCCTCACCTGGCTTTTCGACAAAGACATAATCTTCTCGGTGCTTAGGACTGGTCGTCTTGTGGGTCGGTGGTATTTTCGGTATCAATTACATCTCCATATTTAAATTCTTTAGTACAAACTTTATCTAACTGTTCTAATATTTCTGGTGTGAAATATTTTTCAGGATTATTGTTTATTGTTTTACCAAATGTTTTACTTCCATCTGGCAACTCAACCCTTGTTGATACTGATTTAAATATATTATGTTTTAATGCTAAATCTAATAAGCCATAATATCTATCTAAACCTTTATCATAAGTTAAACGAACATCTACTACTTTATTTTCTTTTGTTAATCTGGATTTGTAATTTTTACAATGTATAATATTACCAATAATTTCTGTCCCATCTTTTTCTTTTCTTTTTGATAGATAGACAATAGAACTAGCCGCATATTTGAGACCAGAACCACCGCCCATTTCTTTTGTTGGGAACATACTACCGACAACATCATAAGTATGATTTGTTATGATAAGAGGAACTTTCGCCTTACCTAACTTTAATGTTAATACTCTAAAGGCAGCTTTAACAATTTGAGCCCTTGTCATATCTTTAGTTTCTTTACCTGCTTGTGTATCTTCCATTTCTTTAGTTGTTGATAACATACCTAAAGAATCTAATACAAGCAATAATGGTTTTCTTTCAGAAGGATCCTGGTCAATGTATTTGTCTAATACTGTAATTGCCTGATGTCTAAATTCCTGAACAGTAGTAACTGGCATTATAACCATACGACTACTATCAATATCTCTTTCTTCAATAATATCTTTTGTAACGGCTGATTCTGATTCAAAGAATATAACTCCGCCTTCTGGATTTTGGTCGAGGAAGTTTTTACACATTCCTAATACAAAGAAAGTTTTACCTGTTGCACTTTCTCCTGCTATAGCAGTTATTTTGTTTGATGGTAAACCTTTGTTTATACCACCACCTAATAATGCATTGAATATATAAGAACCTGTATCAATAAAATCGGTTACATCACCTGTTGAACCGTCTGATACTAAACTAGCATATTCATTACCAGTTTCTTTAATTATGTCTTTCAAAAAATCACTCATTATCTTTTACCTCTACTTTATATTCTTTATGGATTTCTTTTGTTTTTCTGAAATTATCAGCATATTCTTTTTCTCTTTTTTTACCACCTGGCATACCATCAGTATAAATTGAATCTACTTGCCACTCACCTTTTTTACCATTTATTGTTCTTGAATATACTGTAATCATTTGTTGTTATTATACACTATATATACTTTATTGTCAAGCGAAGAACTCATCTAAAGTTGCCTTTCTTGAATTTTTAAATAGGTCTGTTTCTGGACCAAAACACCAAACATTTTCTATAAACATCTTGTTCATAAATTCAGCCTTTTCTTTTTCATCTTTAAATAGTGTATCTGATTTTGGTCGTTGCATAATCCTCATACCAATCTGACCAAGAAAC